CTATGACACGATTATTGGATTTTCAGTCGAATGATTTACATGGTAGATATTGACCAGACCATCTGTCGTACTCCTTTCACAGATGGTCAACATCGTTATGGTCTTGCCATTCCGCTTAAGCATCGTATTGAAGAGATAAATAGACTATACGATCAAGGCCATACCATTATCTATTGGACGGCTAGGGGATCAGGATCCGGACTAAATTGGACCGTACTTACTAACAAACAACTTAATGATTGGGGCTGTAAGTTTCACGAAGTTCGGCTCGGAAAACCGTCATACGATGTGTGGATTGATGACAAAGCATTTAATGATAAAGAGTTCTTTAAGAATCAAGACATCGAATACCTCTACGATGACTATTTAGTGAATGGATATAAAAATTATGAACAACCAAGACCTAATTGAATTAAATGAACTGAATAAGGAATCGAATGGCGGAACAGAACTTACCACTCGAAATCTCTTCAACCGACTTACTCGAGATGAACTCGACGGTGTCCAAATTATCACTGCTCGCGTCCGTAACCTTTATCCTAACAGAATTAAGATCTACCATTTACATGATCTCGCCGGTGATCCCGAAGCTTCACATCTTCAAGATCCAGCTTCTCGAGCTCGCTTTCAAAAGTTAGTCTTCAGTTCGAACTGGCAGTATCAACAGTATCGCGATTATCTTGGAGTTCCATATAGCAATCATTCGACAGTTATCGAAACAGGCATCGAGCCTATTCCACTCGTTGACAAGCCAAAGGATAAGATTCGTCTCATCTATACGTCCACACCGCATCGTGGATTGGAGATTCTGGTTCCTGTATTTTGCGCTCTCGCCGAGAAATATCCGAATATTGAGCTAGACGTCTTCTCTTCATTCGGTATCTATGGCCCTAGCTGGGAGGGACGCGACGAAGCGTACAAGCCACTCTTCGATAAGATGAAGGAGCACCCACAGATCAATTACCACGGTTGGGCAGATCAAGAAACTGTTCGAGCTGCATATCAGCGTGCTCATATCTTTGCTTATCCATGTATCTGGCCTGAAACTTCGTGTCGTTCATTGATTGAAGCCATGTCTGCAGGTTGTCTTGCAGTTCATCCCAACTTCTCTGCTTTGACTGATACCTCAGGCGGTCTTACAGTTCAGTATGACGGAGATCATGAGAATCCAAATCTGCATGCCAACATCTTTGCTCATACTCTGATGTATGCCATCGAGAACGTGCAGAATAACGACATTACTAATATGATGTCATTTGTCAAAGCATACGCAGACACTCGTTTCGGCTGGGATTCAGTGATTCCCAAGTGGAAGGGACTCATCGCTTCGTTAAAGGAACAACACCGTGATATTGGCCAAGGCACCACTCAGAGTTAGTTTTTTCGGTGGTGGTAGCGATATCCCCACACACTTTGCAAAGTGGGGTGGAGCAACCATCTCGACAGCCATCGACAAGTATGTCTATGTGGCAGTCATGTACACTCCTCATGATCATATCAAAATTTCTTATTCGAAACAAGAGTGTGTTACCGACGTAGAAGACATTCAGAATGAAATAGTTCGGAATGCTCTCAAGTTCTTCGGTATCAAATCCAACATTGAGATCACATCATTCGCAGATATTCCTACGATTGGTAATGGTCTTGGCGGATCGTCTGCTTTTACTTGCGCCCTGATCAAAACATTATCTGCCTATCTTGGCTACGAATACGTAAATCCTTATCTTATTGCAAAGACTGCATGTCACATCGAGATCGATCTGTGTGGTTGGAAGATCGGTATGCAAGATCAGTTTGCATCCGCGTTCGGTGGTATGAATTATATCGAATATACCAACGAACTTGGTAATAATCGTGTAGATGTTAAGAGACTCGATTCGAATAGCATCGAGAACTATATGATCTTAATTCCAACTCATATCGAACATCACGCAGCGAAGATCCTCGATAATATTAATTTCGAAGCCAAGACATTTGTTATTCGTGAGCTCTCCAATATGGCAAAAATGCAAGGCACTCAACGAGTGAATAACAACGAATATGGAAGACTACTAAATTCTGCTTGGGTGTTGAAGAAACAAATGAGCGACGACATCTCTTCAGAAGAGATAGATAGTATGTACGATCGATGCCTAGGCGCAGGCGCATTTGGATCTAAACTTCTCGGAGCAGGCGGGGGCGGATATATGTTGGCACTCACAGATTCTAAGAGTCTAATCCGCAAAGAATTTTCAGATCGTACTTGCCTCGACGTAGGCATTTCACACGAAGGAGCACGAGTTGTCTATCGAGACTGATATCATATTCGATCATCTTGGCCTGATTAATATTGGGTTTGCGAGCATTGATCATGAAGAATTTAAAAAAGCTGCCGAACTGATTTGGCTGACAAGTATTTCGAATCATCGTAATAACATTTATACAATTGGTAACGGTGCTTCTGCTTCGATCGCCCAACATTGGGCGTGCGACTACACAAAGGGTTGTAAGAAAGGTGGATTACGACCAAGAGTTATCTCATTGGCCGCAAATATTCCATTGATGACTGCCATCTCCAATGATATCAGTTACGACGATGTTTATTCGTTTCAGCTCGATGCACTCGGTCAAGAAGGTGATGTGCTCGTTGCAATCTCTTCGAGCGGTAATTCTCCAAACGTTGTCAAAGCAATTGAGACTGCTAAGTCATTGAAAATGAAGACTATTGCTTTGACTGGATTTTTTCGCGATAACAAGTGCGCTCAACTCGCAGACATTTCTCTCCATATTGACATTCCAGAATACGAAGCAACAGAAGACGTCCATCAAGCTATTATGCATATGATTGCTAAATATATTCGAAACAAAAATGAGGTAACTATATAATGTCGCAACAACCAGTATCAATTCATCAAATCCAAGCGCAGTTCGGAACAGACAGCGCAAATTACGAAGTATTAACTGATGCAGCCATTCGATCGAAGGGTGTAGAAGGCGCAGCAGTTGAGATCGGAGTTCGTCTCGGCGGTGGTCTACAGAAGATCATCGACGGTCTCGTAGAAAGTGGTCAAACTCCTGAGAAGCCAGTCTTTGGTATCGATCCTTACGGCAACATCGAGTACTATCGCGACGAGATCTTTAAGGAAGGTCGCTGCGACTATACCAATGACATGCGCGACATCTGCATGATCAATATGTACCTGTATTGTCGTCAGAAGAACGTGAACTTCTACATGTTTAATCTCGAAGATACGGAGTTCTTCAATCGTTATGCAGACGGTGTTCCTATCTATGCAGAACATAAGAGCATTCTCAATAAGTACAGTGTAGTCCACTTCGATGGTCCTCATACACTCGGAGCTCTTGATACTGAGATTGCATTCTTTCTTGAACGATCAGATCCTGGAGCTGTCTTCGTCTTCGATGACGTAGAGATGTACGAACACGCCGCTGTACACAATCAGTTGCTCGAGCATGGCATGGAAACGGCAATGGAAACTCCTCGTAAGTGGTCTTATGTGAAAAAGGAACATGTCGACAAAAAGTGGGAGCCAATGGTTGGTACTCCTGGATGGGAACCTAACGCAACACAATATACACCTAAGTCTGGTCCAATTTTTAATTATAAAATTGATCTTTGAGGATTATCGCAGCTTTCATAGCTGTGAAAATAAACATGTACAAATTATCAAAACTGTAGTAGATTGAATAATGCAACAAGAAAACTGCAGGGGTAAATATGGTCATTAAGGTAAAAGCTAAACCAAAACAAATCTCTCGCGCGGCGTCCAAGTCGTTCGATGACAAAGCCTATGGTTCTGAGCCTATCGTGATCACGGAATTTAGTCAAGCCTTAAACTGGTACAACTACATGGCATCTGATGATCAGTCTCGCGAATGGTTCTTCACTTATGCCAAACGCAACTACACTAAAGCCGATCTTACTCTGTTGCGCAAGCTTCCGAAGTGGAAGATTTCCCGAACTCTTGGTAGCGTCTCTCGTATTCTCCTCAATGGTAATGCATTGCCGCAGAAGAGTCTAGACTACTTTAATGATAATGTCAAGAAGCTTCTTGCTGAAGCAATTCATATTGTCGAAGAAGTCGAAGAAACTCCAAAGCCTGTCGTCGACATTCAATCTCGAATTCGTGAGAAGGCCAACTATATCATCACGAGCCTCGAAGAAGAGATTGATAATGTCATCGATGGCAAAGAATTCTCGATGTACACCTTCTGTCAAGCCAACGAACTGAACGCTCAGATTCTTGGTATCGTGGCAGACTACTATCGTCCTCAGCACGAAGAGATTCTATTAGATGACGAGCAAGTCAAAGAATCTTTTGGTAAGCGTCAGAAGTTTTGGATTAATTTTTGGAACAATTTCTTCGCTGACATCGATCGGTATGTAAATAACAAGAAGGCTGTCAAGGTTCGTAAGCCGCGAGAGAAGAAGGCAAAGTCCGCCGTCGATCTGGTCAAGAACCTTAAATATCAGAAGGAAGAGCCTTCACTCAAGATTGTCTCTGTTCATCCAGCAGAGATCGTAGGATGCACGCAGCTATGGACTTACAATACCAAATACAAGAAGCTCAGTCGATATGACTCGATTGGTCCAGCTGGAATCCAAGTGAAGGGCACTACTCTGACTGGTTATGATATTGAAACCTCTACAAGCAAAAGCTTGAGAAAGCCAGATGTTTCTATTCAAGCTTTACTTGGCGCTGGTAAAGTCAGTCTTCGGAAGTTTATAGATGAAATCAAAACCGTGGAATCTAAACCGAATGGCAGAATCAATGAAGATACCATTCTACTAAGGATTATTAAATGACGGACAACGTAATCTTATTTCCAGGTTTTCGTCGTGAAGACGCTCCACCCCAAAACTTGGAAGAAATTGTTGATAAGGTTACTCAGACACGCAAAGAACACGTGGCTGGCGTGATGAATGATATGATTCCTGACGTAATTAATATGTTCGGCGCTTATGGTGTAGATATTAATGACGATAAATACATAAAAGACGTAGCCTTAGTTATGGAAAGCATCAAAGCATTGTTACATAGACAATATAATCTTGAGCATCAGTTCCATAAAATGGTTGACGGAATATTTGAGTTTAGTTACAATGAAGACAGCTCAATTGAATATACGTATACTTTGCCTGAAGAAGAGTGAGAAACTGAAATGATTATTATGGACCTTTCACAGGTCATGATTTCGAATCTAATGATTCAACTTGGAAACCACACGAATGTTGATATCGAAGAAGATCTTTTGCGACACATGGTCCTGAACTCCGTCAGGGCTTATAATGTAAAGTTTAAGAACGAGTTCGGCGAGATGATTATTGCGTGCGATGCAGGTAATAACTGGCGTCGAAAGATCTTTCCTTACTACAAAGCAAATCGCCGTAAGAATCGCGAGAAGTCAGAAATCAACTGGAATTCTGTATTCGAAACTCTGAATAAGGTTCGCGATGAATTAAAAGATTACTTTCCTTATCGAGTTCTTCGCGTCGATGGAGCCGAAGCAGACGATGTCATCGGTACTCTTGTACAAACGTATGGTAACACCAACGAGAAGATCTTGATTCTTTCTGGTGACAAAGACTTTGTTCAATTGCAGTGTTACATGAACGTGCAGCAGTTTGATCCTGTACAGAAGAAGTGGCGTAAGACAAACGACGTCGATAAGTTCATCAAGGAACATATTATTCGTGGTGATATCGGCGACGGTGTTCCTAACTTTTTGTCAGCAGATGACACGTTCGTGGTCGGTGCAAGACAGAAGCCTATCAGCCAGAAGAAGCTAGATCAGTGGCTCGACGCAGATCCAAAAGATTTCTGTGACGAGAAGATGATGCGCGGTTATCTTCGTAATCAGCGATTAGTTGATCTTAACTTTATTCCTCCTGACATTAAGAAGGAAGTGCTCGAACAGTACGAGCAGCAAGCTGGTAAAGGAAGAGACAAACTCTTCAACTACTTTATCGAACGTCGTCTTAAACTCCTATTAGAAAGTATTAACGAGTTTTAATATGCAAAGAACATTAGCGATAGCAGAAATCCTTGATCTTGTCAAGGAATCCAAGGACGTACGGACAAAGGTTTCTCTCCTTCGTCAGTATGATAGTGAAACTCTTCGTTATATCCTTGAACTGGCCTTTCATCCGAATGTAGGATGGTGGTTGCCAGAAGGTGCACCTCCTTATAAGCCATGTGAGGTGCTCGACACAGAAGGTAGACTCTATCAGGAGGCACGTACACTCCCTCTCTACCTTTATGGTAATCGTCCTGATCTCAAGCAGCATCAGCGCGAAAACCTTTTCATCGGTCTTCTCGAATCTCTTCATCCAAAGGATGCTAATCTTTTGATTGCTGTCAAGGATAAGAAAGTCGCAGGACTTAACGTCGCAACAATTAATGAAGCTTTTCCAGGGTTAATTCCAAATGAGTAACACAGTTAAGCGTTTTAGAAAATATAATGAAGACTATGACGATTCGAAAAATACATCACATGATGATCATCGTCACCATCTAAGCGAGAAGAGGCTTCGAGCTGCCCTTCGTTCTAAAACAAAAAGTACATTGTTAGATCTGATAGAAAATGAAGATTATTAATGCCTATATACGAATTTAAACTCAAAGAAACCGGTGAAACTTTCGAGGAATTCTTTAACTATCAACAGAAGATAGATTTCCTCGAAGATAATCCCGATATCGAAGAGATTATAGGTGCACCCCATCTGATATCAGGAATAGCAGGAGTGACTCATAAAAATGACTCAGGCTTTAACGATCTACTCAATAGAATCGGTAATGCCAACCCGCACTCCCCACTCGGTCAACAACACGGTGATAAAGATACCAAGAGTACGAAGATCAGAGAGGCAGTAAGTAAAGCTCGCAATAAAAAATAAGGATAGCTAGTGGAACATAGCCAACCGCGTTTAACAAAAAGAGAAAAAAGAATCTCCAGACAAAACGGAGATGTACAAGAAGGATTGACATTTAAGTCTCAAAACTTTAATTTAAAAAACATCAATCCACTCACAGAGAATCAACGCCTTGCGTTTGAAGCTTTCGATGAGGGAAAACATTTGATGTTACATGGTATGGCTGGTACTGGCAAAACCTTCCTTGCTCTTTCTAAAACTATTGATGCACTCATGTCAAATAAGGGTGTACAAAATAAGATTTACATTGTAAGATCAGTAGTACCAACACGAGATATGGGTTTTCTTCCTGGCAATCAGAAAGAAAAGATGAAAGTTTATGAGGCACCTTATTACGCCATCTGTACCGAGCTGTTTGATCGATCTGATGCGTACGAGATCCTCAAACAAAAGAATGCCATTGAGTTCATCTCGACGTCATTTATTCGCGGTATCACCATGAATAACTGTTATGTGATTGTGGACGAAGTGAATAATATGACATTCCATGAACTTGATTCAGTGATTACTCGTATTGGTAAAGGTTGTAGAGTACTATTCTGTGGAGACTTCCGTCAGTCAGACCTTACGAAAGAACAAGAACGTAACGGACTGAAGGACTTCATGAAAGTCATCGGTAAGTTAAATGACTTTGTACATGTTGATTTTCTCGAACAAGATATTGTTCGTTCGAAACTAGTGAAGGAATATATAATTGCTCGCCAAAAACTTGGACTTCAACCGTAAACAATTCGAATATGAATTGCTAGAGTTTGCTGAACTGCAAAGGATAGATGGACCAATACGTCTCTATGAGACACCTGAAGGTAAACGATATCCGTCTGTGACTACCGTTCTCGGCAAGATGATGGATAAGTCTGCGCTCGAAACTTGGCGGAAAAGAGTCGGTGAGGAAGAAGCGTCCCGAGTTTCGGCTCGAGCCTCTACTCGCGGCACGAACGTCCATACGAT